GCTGCGATTGCATCTGCTTACTCTGCCATTCCACCAATGCCGCTTGATACTTGTTCGCGTCATAGTCGAATTGCTCCAATGTCGGCACCACGCTTTCGGCTTTGGGTGCATTCAACAGATTGAGGCGTTCGATCAGTTCGCGGTTTTGCCGCTCCAGCGCTTCTTTCGCTTCGCGTTCCTGTCGGCGCGATTCACGCAGCTTAGACAGGGTGGCTACAGGTACTTCTACTCGCTTATCTTTGCCGTGTGCTGCCCGGTCAACACTCGCACTTTCCTCGCTCTCTGCCTCGACTTCCGAACCTTCTACAGGCTTGGCCTCGCCTTCGGTTTCCGCGCTGGCCGGCGCTTCTTCCGCTTCCAGTTCTGCCGCTGCTTCTGCTTCTAGTGCTTCCAGGGTAATTGCTTCATCAGCCACGTTATTCATCCTACGTGTAAGGGTTGATAGCCGCGCTTTATGTCCGCGTAGACAGGTAATAGAGTAACGCTATTAATCAGGGTGTCAACTGATAACAAAAAGCCCGCATCTAGCGGGCCTTTGTTTAGTTGAACTCAAACTCAAAGCCGCTGATGTTGGCGAACGTCGATGGAGACTCCGGCGCGACGGTTATAGCTAGGTTTCCGCTAGCGTCCAGCGTGAACGGAATGGAAACGATAGGAATACCCACCGCTACCTGAATCACTGCCGACTGAGCACCAACAGTCACGCGACACTGCCGGCCAGCGGTTGAGCTGTTGCCGGTAGCCCTGAGAATGCCGGTGGCGTTTGCCTTGCCTGCGCCGAAGCTGGCCGTAATGCTGATGGTCTTGGCGTTTGCCGCCAGATTGCCCGACTGAATGCGGTGGTTGGTCAGATCAACGTCCCACACTCCTGAGTTACCCCGAGCACCACCAGACGCACCATCAGCGTTAGACCACGACAGCGAGGCGGCAGAGTTGATAACGCCCTTAGTGCTGGAAACTGTCCCAGCAGCAAACGTACCGGAAGCCGCACCGGTCAGCAGGTTGAAGCCGCCCCAGTATTCCGTCGAAGTAGTCCAGCCGAAGATGTACCGCTCTTTGGTCGGTGCCGCTTTGCACTTGGCGTTGTCCTTAAACCCGTTAGCTGAGTAGACCTGATACGGCCCTGTAGCGGCCTGCGGGTGGGTGTTGTCCGACTGCCACCAGTTCGGCACGCTGGCGTTGTCGGTATACAGGCGGGCGTAGTCAAACACGGCCAAGCCACCCTTGAACCATTGCGGACAGCGCGAGGCAATCAACGGGCGGTAGAAGTTGTCGGCCCACTCCTCATACAGCGCGGTATAGGTGTTCCGGCTGTGCGACGTGGAGATGATCGGGATCATCCCAGCAGCAATGATCTGGTCAATGATGCTGTTCATGTTGGCCAGCATCGTATCTTTCGTGGCCTGCGCCATGCTCGCCCATGAGGTAATGGCGATATCGTTGGCGCCGATGTTGACCAGAACACCAACCTTCTTGCCGTTGGCCACAGCGTTACCCATGTAGGTGATGTTGGCAGCAAGCGCAGACAGGCACCCGGCGATGGTCTGCCCGCCCACGGCGCGGGAGACGACGGGAACGTCAATCCCAGCATTGCAGAATGCCGCGCGGAGGTTCTGCTCCTGCCGACCTAACACGGTGTTCAGGGTGGAGGTTTCCACCGGGGTGCTTGAGCCCAGCCACAGAACGTAATCAATGACTGGGAGAGCAGAGACACCGCCAACCCAATCACTTAGCCGACTGTGCAGTGATGCCTCTAGCGACTCATTCAGCCTGCTGCCGAGACTCATGCTTAAGTCTCCGAGTACACGCCGATCGGCGTGCCGCAAGGCTTCCTTGTCGCTCGATAGGTAGACGGGCCAGCCAGTCGCACAGTTCGGTTGTCTTCACTCAGTGTCACCACCAGAGCCTCAGAGCCTGGAGTCACTACCGTGACGTCAACCTCGCCACCCTGCGGATAGCTCACGCCGGCTGCGGTGAATGAACCGATGACGGCAAACGAGCCGGAGGCGACTACAACGTCGGTAGAGGTTGCGCCGCTGGTTCCGAGCGCGAGAATGGTTGCTTGTGGCATGGTGTTCTCCAGTTATTGAAGCATTGTTCTTTGCTGCATGATGTTCCCGCGCAGGGCCATAGCTAGGCGCTCTGCGTTATCCAGCGCCTGCGCATCCACCTTAGCCAGAGTCTCGGCAGTCTTAGCCCTACGTTCTTCTGCCAAGGCAAGCGCGCCAATGGTGTCAGCCTGAGCCTTCTCCGCCATTGCCTGATCCTTGATAGCCTGAGCCTGCAATGCCTGGGCGACGGCCATTTGCTGCGGGTCGCCCTGCTGTGCATTGGCTTGGAGTTGTTGCATGTACTGCATGTCCTCTTCGCTCTCTGGCTCGATGGCGCCCATCTGGAGCATCTGGCGGCGAGCGAGTTTGCGCAGTACGTCAAATTGACTGCCATCCAACAGCATGACGTACTGAAGCTGGAGAACCCGCTGAATCTCAGGGTCAGCAGTGGCCTGCATAAGCTGAATGATTTCGTCGCGGGCCTTCTGCTTCTGACTCTGCCAAGCCGGGCCGACGTCTACATAAACCTCAAACTTACCCTTGGTGATGTCGTTCAGCGTCACCCATTGACCGGTTGCCAAGTCCTGAACCTGTTCCATGATGCGGGCTTCGCTCTCGTTGCCCTCCATGTCCATCATCTTGACGTCACGGCTAGTGTCGTAGATGGCGCGGGCCATGCTCAGGTAAACCTCTGCGTCGCGGCGCATGGCTGAGGCTAGGTTGTCCATGTAGACGAAGGACTGATTGTCGATCCGCGCTTGTACTGCACCGATAGCCTTACCCGAGGCGGCAGGGTCTAGCACATCCTGCGGCATGCCGGGGCTAGTCACGTCCTCTACGCTCATCCGTGTAGCTTCAAGGATGGCCAGAGTAGCCTGCGGGACTTGTTCGTTCTGAATGTAGTTAGCTGGGCCTGGCGGGAGGTCAGTACCGTCCGCTGCCTTGCGATTCATCAGCAGATAGGGGTAGCTGTTCTGGTTCTCCCACATATGCTGGAAGCCCTGCACTTGCTCGGGGAACAGTACCGGACGGTTGCGCGCACCCTTGGCTGCAATGTCAGCAAGAAAGGACATCTGCATGTTGTAGAGGCGCTGCGGGTCTTTGGCCAGTCGAGTGATGCCAGACCAAATCTCTGAGCCCTCAAGGAAGAACCAGTTGCCATACACAGGAACAACCGGCAGATGTTCTCCAGCGATACGCTCCGGGCCGTGCAGCACCTTCGCACCGGTCACAAGGTACTTCTCGACAATGTAGTATTCGCGCTTCTTCTGGCCAATAGTCACCCAGCCGGAAGCAATCATGTCGTCAAGGACTTCCTTCACCTCAGACCGTTTAAGCACCTTACGGCCTAGCGCAGGGTGCTCCATGATCACGATCTTTTCGGTCTTTTTGACTCGTTCGTAGTATTCGCCGATGGTGTATTGCTTGGCGATGTTGTTCCACGGGTAGACGTAGCTTTGTGACGGCTGGCTAAAAGATGCTGCCATATCAGGTTCAAAGCCGTACTCCTCTGCGAGTTGTTCAAACCCTTCTTTTGAGAGCTGCGAAATGATGGTTACATATTTCGCATCGGACTTATCCATGCGCTTGGCGTTCGGATCGAAGAACACCACGTTGTTCGCTTCATGGATAGGCTCTCGCCGGATCACTTGGCGGTTGTCCATGTCGTCGTCACTGTCCACATATTCGGTGAACAGACGCCACGCACCATAGCCGCAGTCGATCATATCGCCTACTGCAACGTCTACCGCCTCCTTGGCGCGGTTGTTGCGCATGTCGGCAATGTACATGCCGTTGAGAATATCGGCAGCGTCAGGATCGGCGTTATCAATCGGCTTGAAGTTCGGCGCGATCTGGTTTGCGCGCATCTCAGACAGCAGGCGCTGGCGCTCTTTCCAGATAAGGTTGAACTCGCCGCGATACTCTAGGCCGATGCCCTCGATGTAGTCATCCCACTGCGTATAGCGGGAAAACATCAGATCGTCAGAGGCTTTCTCCCTGACTCGCAGCGTCTGAGCGTAGGCCAAGTCCTGGCGCTTAACGATTTCCTGAATGTCTGTTGCCATTAACTGAGCCTCTTTGGCGTGATCGGTCGCGGCATGGCGAAGTTATGATTGATGACAGTCACGCAATCTTTCCGCTGTTTAGCAAAACGCCGCATCATGTAAGCGTATCGTGTAGCAGACAACAGGTCATCATTAACCTTGACAATGTGGCCGCTTTCATCTCGGTGGTAGTTTAGCTTTTCTTCGAACCAGTCGGAAAGGTGATCAAATACCTTGAACCGCCCATCCTCCATGCGCTGATAGAGTTCGACTAGACCAGCCTCTACGCCAACACCGCCAGCCGGCCACGTTGCGTGCTCGGGCATCATCAGCCAGCCGCTATCCTGATAGGCCGCCTTCTGCTGCTCGCCGCTTGACTTCTCTGACTGTAGGCCGTCCATCGGCCAAGCTGTCGGCACGTTGTTAGCCCACGACTTGATAGCGCCCCACATGGTTGCAGGGGTTGTGCGCGACTTCTTCACAGCGTGCGCCAGGTAGATGACGTCACTGTCCCTATCGTGCCATAGCTGCACATGCGCCTGCGGGTGATCCCATCCAAAGTCCATACCGTTTACCACCCACCAATGCGGCGGGCACTCGAACGATTTGCACTTGATCTGGTCGTCACCAATATCAAATATCAACCCAGCCCCGAGAAGCGGCAGACCCTTGGTGCGCATGTCGCGTTGCCACTCAGGGTACTGAGCAAGCAAATCTTCCTTGGTCTTCTGGCTTAGGTGCTTGGCGTCATCCCATGCGGCGCGCTGCATGTACTGACCAGCCGATGGCGTGTCCATGAACTGCACAACCAGCTCAGTGCGTCCGTTCTCAGGAGTAAACGTCAGGATGCCACGCCCGCCTTTGCCCTTATCGCCTGTCGCGGTACGGGTCAGAACCTGGGGGAAGATAGCTTTGTCGCGGGGCTCTTCGTCGATGTGATACCAGTCAACAGAGTCACCCATGATGGCGTGTTGACCTTGCGAGTATGACCAGAACTGCACGGTGGATATGCCGCCAGTTGAGTGCTTCACCCTGACTTCACGCATGGCGCCGCTAGTGCCGGTGGCTGACTTGTGGTCAACGATCCTGTCAGCTGGGATCAGGCCGCCAGTCCACTTGCCTCCCTCAAGGCGTCCGAACAGTGGGGTTTGCAACAGGTCGCGCGTCTTCTCCATCGAGAAGCCGAGCAGCCAGCACATAGGGGCGTGGTCATACTTGTGACCCGGCCAGTCGTCAGGGTAATCCCCGAGCAAGTGCATGGCGTCAATGGTCAGGCCGGTTCGCGTCTTGCCGACACGGTTTGCAGCCATGAGCATACAGCTAGAGTAAGAGGCCGTAGCCTCTACGAACCTTAGCTGCCAGTCATACAGGGACTTGAATTGCAGGGCTGCGGCTTTGAGCGCATCGCGGCGCTTCTTTTCCTCAAGCAGCCTGAGAAGTTCTTCTTTCTCAGCTCTGGATAAGGGCTTTAATGCGCTGCTCAAGCTCGTCATCCGCCAGGTCTGTCACTTGAACGCTGCCGCTGTGCTCAACGTCGCGCTTGTCTCGCCACTCTTGCGGCTTGCGGTTCTTCAGCCAGAAGATTGCCGCTGTAGTGTCTGGCGGGTAGTGCTTGATTGTCGGAGTCTCAACTACGCAGCCGTCTACAACGCGAATGTCTGTCTCTTCGTGCGTGTAGCCCATAGCTCGATTGTATAGCGCAGTCTCGACGCGACGATCCGCAATCTCCTTAGCATCTTTTAAGGCGTCCGATAACTCTGGATAAGTCACCTTCCACAATGCAAAGGTTGATACGGTCACTTCAAAGAAGTTAGCCATCTCTGCGTCTGTAGCGCCCAATGCAGCAAGCTTAGCCGCTTGGTCTACATACTCCGGCTTGTACTTTGTCGGTCTTCCGCCTGCCATCTCAAAACCCTTCGTAGTCGTCGTGCATTACTTCTTCGCCTTCTTAACGACTTTGCCCATTGCTTTCTTCATCAGGGCTTTGTCGTGCTTCTCGTCTTCTTTCATCATCTTGGCCATGAGGGCTTTGTCGGCCTTCTTGTCCATCTCTTCGAACTTCTGTGCCACTTTCTTGACGGTCTTAGACTTTGCCATGTTAGCCACCGAACATTTTAGCGAATGGTAGGTTTGTTCCGGTTACCGCTGCTGCTGCGGCCATGATGGTGATCCACTGGGCCTTCTGCATGCTCTTTGCTGTGTCAAAGAATGACTGATTTGTCGCGTTCTGAAGTCTGATCTCCATAACGTGATCTTTCAGTTCTTCAACGTCTTTCTTCGTCGATTCGTTGTCTTTTTGGGCATGACGGAGTTCTACAACTAACCCTTTCATCTCGCCACACAGGTCGGCAATACGGCTCATGCTCTCTGTGTGCATGGCCTTGATGATTCTCAGCTCTTCCATGACAAGGGGTGCATTGTTGTCTTGCATTTCGTCTAATCCGTCGGAGTTGTCGCCCGTGATGAATTTGCGCTAGTACAACTGAAGCTAGGACAAAGAGGATAAGCGCTTTGTATGCCTCCACTCTTTCCACTCCCTAGCGATGATCAGCGCGAGCCATGCGTTAATGATGGCATCAATATACACCAGATTGTTGAGCATGTAGTCAATAAGCATCATCGACTCTACGCTGAGGATGACCCAGCAGAACGACGACACGAAGAAGACTAGACGATTTCTTAGCATGCCAACCATGCAATCGATCATGGCGTAGGCGGCGAAGATCATCGAGACAGCAGTAGCGTCCCAAGTTAGGTCATGGCCTACAACGATAGCCATGCCGGCGAAGATGAAGTACCGCAGCGCAATGTCTTTGGCTACTGGCCACGCGACAAGCGCAGCCAGCATGCACAGATCGAACTCAACGGGAAGATTCATAGCTTCCTAGACCATCGCGCTTGGTGCTCTTGATCTTCGGCACAAACTTGGTGGTCTTGTTCGGCGCCTTCTTCTTTGCTGCGGGTTTTTTCTTAACGGCCATGATGGTTCCTTGAGATTGAGTAGGTTAAATGCCCTTTTCGCCACGCCGGGCCAGCGCCTATGAGGAGAACTCAGGGCGGGAGGAGTAACCGCCCCTACAAACCCTTGGCTTGCTACGGTTCCGGGTGGAACCCGCTTCATCTGCGCCGCTAGCCCGAAGGGGTAGGCATCAAGGCAAGGCTAACAGACGTTTGGGCAGCGGCCAGACCCATGACCCACTCTAGCTAACGTGCCACGCAAGCGCAATGCTCGGCTAGGCAATCTGAGCAGCGGTATGCAGCGCCGTCGTTCCCGTTCTGGCCAATAACGTCAATCCGCGATTCGTCGGCTGGCCATTCCTGCACGGCCTGGTGAGCTGAGGTAGATACCGTAGCAGGTGCTGGCGTGATTTCCGAAACGTCAGCCAAGGTAAACTCAGCATCCTCCGCCTGCATCTGCTGCCAGCGTTGCAGTGTGTCAATCGCCTCCTGAATATCCTGCATGATCCCCTTTGATCCTCGCTGGCCGGCACACAGAAGCTTTTTCACTGCATGGCCTACGCATTGGTCTGTCACGCCGAACAGCTGGAGCACGCGGTAGACGTCAACGCTTTTGAGGTGTGATACGTCTTTGTGGTAGTGGGAGTGTTTGGTCATGCTTGCTCTCCTTTTGCCTTGGCGATTGCGGCGCGGGCTTTTGCTGTCATGTAGTTATCGTCATCGCCCTGGCGCGAAAGCCACTCGACTGCAAACTCCAAAAGCTCAGGCGCGGCGCTGATTAGGCGGGCGTTGGCAGCCTGTTGCGGCCCATATCCCTCATCAGCTGCGGTAGGGCCAACCGCTGCAACCTCTTGAATCATGCCGCCGCCAATGCGTGCTTCGACGTACTTTGTCATTGTGCCGGTTACGAACCAAGGCCCCTTCGTAATCTTGCTCATTTCATCCCCTCAACGTAAACGATGTAGAACCAGAGTAGGGCGATCATTGGTTGTGCTCCTGCATGGCGGCGTCGATACAGTCATCCAGACTAGCGAAGTCATCAGGATCAACGCGAGTTATGTTGTACCACTGAAACGACTCGCCCTGATTACGCAACCACCTATACCGCCCCGCATCCCTCTCAGCCGCGCGAAGGCGGGAGATTATGGCGCGCAGTGTGGCGCCAGAAATATCGCAGCGCTCGTTATCGTCTAGCGGCTCGATTGCCTCCAACTGCTCATCCGTAATACTCGGAACAAGTGGCGTTGTCATTTCTCTTCCCCTTGATAGTCATCCGTCTTCACCAAGCGCTCACCACACAGGCAAATCCCCTCCTGCATGCGTGCAGCCTCGGTGCTGTACTCTGCGTGGCACTCAGGGCAGATGGCCCCAGTGTCGGCCTCGTCTGGCGTTAGGCGTGTGTCATAGCGGGTTAGTCCAACGTAAGTCATTTGCGTGCACTCAGTCGCAGTTGAGTACGCAGCCAGCTCATGCGCTCAAGCTCTGGCATGGACATACAGCCTGCGGTTTCAATTGAGATTGCAGCAGCAACACCAAAGCAGAATGCTGCGGCCTCGCGGTCATAAGGCAGATAGGTTGCGCCATCCTTCATGTGCTGAAAGATGCGATCCCATACGCTGTTACGCTTGTTCCAGTGAATCATTTCCCCATCTCCCCAAGTCGCATTGTGTGATCTGTGTAGTTACCCCGGCAGCCGCAGCGGCAGTGCCGTAGTCCGTCGTCAATGGTTCTGGCACCGGCCGGAACCTGTTGAACCTTGCCGCCGTTTGCCTGGTAGCGATGCATGGCGGCCTGTAGTTCCTGCTTGGTCACGGCTTATTCTCCGCATACTTTATCGCAGTTTTCACAATTGCCTCCCTTACCGATTCAGCGCGATCAGTGCCAACCGGCTCCTGAGTGAAAGCAATGCTTCCTATTTTGCAGTGTATTGACGACCCCCAAAGACTGATTTCCATGCCGAGCTTCACCGCCAACCGCAGCGCGTCGCCGTCGTCGGTGAGTGGGTTCCACGGCTTGCTGTGATGCGTCCCAAAAATATCATCAGAACCAATAAGCCACCGCGCACCGTTGTAATCTTTCCACTTTTTTACCTTAAACCATTTAGCCTTTATGCCAGCCGCCTTCGCCGCCAGCTCCAGCAATTCACGATCAGTTTTCATCCCGCATCCCTC